CAAATAAAACTCTATTACCACCCATATCTAAATCTGAGCCAGTAACAACACTTATAACTTCAGTATTTGATAAACCGCCACCGCCGCCTGAACCTGAAGCTTGAGGAACCCATTCATAATCAGTTCCTGACCACGCTAATACTTGATCCGCAGCCGCTGAACCTATATTCAAATGAGAGTCGACATCAGTATTTCCATACCCACTTTGAAACGTTATATTTCCTTCGCCATCAGTTGTAAGAACTTGATTATTTGCACCATCGTTTACAAAGAATAATAAACTGGTTGGCCTGCCAGTTAATGATGTGTATGCACCGTCAAATGCATCGTCGTATAATTCGGTAAAGTTTTCATTAACTTTAACCATAGCATTTCTTAGTGGATCGCCGAGGCCATCGTTTCCAACCAATCCAACGCCAATCGTTTGCTTTGCCATTTATTTGCTCCTAAAAGTCGTGTTTTATCTATTTATTAAACTGTGTCAACCTTCAAGTTAACCGTGTCTACTGTAATCGTTGTTCTATCTGAACTATACCTTGGAATAGTCGGTGATTGATCTGGTCCGACTATTGGATCCCCACCAATTAATGGATCGTTTTTAATTGTTCTACCAAACTTAGCAGTAACACCAACTATTTGTTTCTTTTTATATGAGAATGCTCCAAATATTCTAGTACCTGCTAAGTGTATATTTTGTTTAAGCGTTTCTTCATATTCTTTAAAGTCAACCGTTGATTTAATTTGATATGAATATTCTTGATAGAAGTCAGAGTCGTGTACTCTGTTTTGGCTATCGTAATATGTACCGTCTTGCTTGTAACCGTTTACGTGTGATGTTTCACTTCCCCAGAACCCTGCAGTGATACCTTGAGAGTCTGCGAACAATTGTCCCTTGGCTAATTTTTGTCCTGCTGCGTTAGTAAGGAATACTATTTCTTTGTTTAAATAACCAAAGCCAGAGTTTGTAACTCTTACTTCAGATATTCTACCAGTAGCAAATTGAGTACGTGAAGTCATTTCAGCATTTGCCCCGTAAACATCGGTGGTGTAATCTCTTTCAGTTGCTATGACAGTGTATACCGTTCCTTCGTGGTTAATAGGTGCGGTTCTAAATCCATAATACGCATAAGGTCTAACTTGGATAAATCCTCTGTCTACATTAATGCCTGTAATAATACCGGATACACTTGTCGATGGTTGTGTGATTGTGTCACCTACCGAAAATGCAGCACTGAATGGACTAACGATTAATCGCTGTTCGTATCTATCAAACGCAATCATTACCTCATCTCTAACTAATGTAAATACGTCGTTTACATAATCTTCACCTGGGTTAATATTTTCAAATGCATCAATCGTACCAATTTCAAATGGCGTTAAATCAAATGCATCCTCTAATGGAGTACTAAGTGTTACAGGATCTGCGGTACCTGACATAGGTTGTGTAGCAGGTGCCACATTGTAATTTGCTGCGTTAATTGTTACACCAAGGAAAGGTGCAATAGGGTCTGTAATTAAAGCAATGGTTTCGATGTTAGAAAGTGTTTCAACTTTAACATCTGTGTTAGCTGATGTATCTGGGTACAACGGTCCCGGAGATGTTTCGTTTTTATCTGAAATACTAAAGACTGGTTCTATATCAATGTTTGGAGTTCTATCCAATGTTGAAATAGTTCTTCCTATAGCAAAGCTTTCGCCAACATCCATTTTAACACCGACGGCAGAAGAATTCTGTCCAATCACTGTACCCTGATTACCGCCACTATCAACTAATCTTTCGAGTGGAGTAAAAGATAAATCTTCGTTATTTAAAATTACAACTTGGTTTGAAACTTCAAGTCTAGTGTTGGCTATCGTATAACCAAAGCCGCCGTCAGTTAATGTATAATCAACAATACCTGTAAACTCATCTTCAGTATCAGTAACAAGTGCTACACCGCCTACGCCATAATCGCTTTTAATATAAACTTCGTCACCAATGTTATTACCTGTAGTTCCACCATAGTCAAGGTCTATAGTAATATCAGAAGCTGACCCATTTAATACACCAAAAGATACATCTTTACTATCTATTCGAGCAACGATATCGTCGTATCTTTTAAACGTACCTTTTAAGTTAGACAGATATAAAATTGGTGTAAGAGTATTATTTAAAAGAACAAAGTTAATCTTATCAACTGCAGCCTGCGCCTTTGATACGGATCCAATAACCGTTTTACCTAATAAGTCAGAGTATTCGTAATATTTTTCGCCAGACCTATCGTAAAATAATCCATTGTTTGGAATCATTTGTAAATAATTACCGGTTTGCCATTTAGAATTTGATGGTTTTAAAACATATTTAGACGGATTAAAAATTTCTACATCTTCTTGGTAAAACATTCTAAAGAATAAAACAACACTGGCCGATGAACCTTTGCGTCTATATAAATCTAATATATTTTTGACAACTAATCGTACGCTTGTATCTTCTAATAAAGGTAAATCCGCTAAAAACTTTTTCTGAAAGAATAAGATCATACTCGATAGTGTTGTAGTAATATCGCGATACTCAAATAATCTTCGCGTATTATACACGTGCTGATTAGGTGTTGTTTCTAGAAACTTATAATAGTCAGTGACAAGGGAAACAAGCTCATCATTATTCTCTCTGTAAATCGCAGGAAATTGTTGCGCGATTTTAAAAGATATTTGCTTTTCTACTTCTTTGGTATTGCTAACGGGCATTTGTTTGTGAACCTGTAAGTTTAATTGTTACATCAGAATTTTTAATTCCAAATATTCTTCCTGCTGGGGCTTTAATATCGCTTGATACTGTATTGGCCATTATCTTAATACCTGCGCCGATATAGTTGTCAGCAATAAATCCAACTAAGTTAACTTCGCCAGTTTGGTAATTGACGCTTCCAACAATTGGTTTGATAACTTTGGGATTTGCAATATCATTAGCAATGACTTGAATATTTCCTCGGCCGTCGTCTTGTAGATATACATCAGTACCATTAAGAGTATATACACCGCTTTTAATTGCAGGTTTATAATCATTGAACCCGTCCTCTGTATCAAAAGGATATGGTTTAACGAGTGCAGCTTCAAACTTAAACGATGGGTTAAGAGCAATACCTAATGCTGGCGAATACTCAATGTAAGGCATAATACTAATCGTTGTACCAATGATTGATGTTTCTAACGCGTCAATCGACGTTGTTAATTTAGAAATCCTTGCAAAAGTATTAAAGTCATCTAAGTAAGTATCACTATAGAGTTTAATTGCGTCTCTTATTAATATCTCTAAGTCACCTTCAGATTTACTTGTAAGCTTAGGATTATAAGTTACTTCAGCTGTCGTACAACCATATAAGAATTTAGATGGAACAAATACTGGCTCAATAGCCAATGGGCTTCTATCTTTTAAGTATTCAATATAAGTATTTGATAGCGTTGTAGATAAGCTTGTTTGGTTTTGTCCAAGGTATACTGAAATCGCAACTTTACCAAATTGTGGTGGTTCTAAATCTTCGCCACCATATGCAGCAACTGATTGAATTTCAGGGAAGTTTGATTTTAATAAGATTTCGTAATCAGATGTTGTTACTGCACGTTCTTGGATTTGTAATGATTTAGGAGCAAAGTATCGAATGCTTTCCATTGTTTCACGTTCAGCACCATTACTTGCACTCTGTATTGTTTCAACTACCGCTGAGCCGTATGTAGTTGGGAGTGAAAATGCAAACGCACCATTACCTTCAACGCCTGATGTAATTCTATAACGTACTCTAATATCTTCAAATTCTTCAGGTTGGAAACCAAATACATTATTACCAAAGTAAATAGTATATCTTCCATCAATATATGGCTCAATATAAAATACTTTATCTGTTGGTCCTACACCAAAAATATCATTCTTACGTAGGAATACATTTTCGTTTTCAGTAGCTTCAGCGTCAACGAATACAGAAATAGACTCAGTGTCTGCGTTTTCGTTTGAAAGTGTTACCCTTAAAATGCCATCGTCGTCAACAAAGAAACCTTCACGTTCAAAGCTAGCTAGCATCTGGCCTTCAAAAATTTCAACGTTTTCAGCAACGAATGTTTGAGGTGCGGTTTTCTTGGCAACATATGTTTGGTCTGTAACGAACTCAAAATTTTCGCCATTATAAACAGTTGTGAAAGGCGAGTACTGAGGAATTGTAATCGACTGACCTTCAGCATTCGCATCTGTAATCGTAACCTTAACGATAGCCTTTGCCGATCGTCTAGATCTTGGTAGATAGTTTAATTCTTTTGCATGTGAAACAATAGAGTTTCTTAATACGGCAGAGTCAAGGAACATTTCATTAACTGCCATATTTGTATAGAAGTTATTTTGGTATGTATTGTATGCCAACACGTCAAGCAATACCGACATGTTTGAACCTTCAAAGTTATAATCTTTGAATTGAGTTTGTGATTGTAAGTATTCTTTAAACTGATTTTTAACCGCGTCAAAATCTAGTTCTGAAATATTTAACTTTGCCATTTTATCTAGTCCTCTCTAGAAATACGTCAACAGATATAGGTTGCTGATTATTTGATATGTAAAAATGAACCTGTATCTTTACAACGTTATCATCAATATTTGAAGTTACTAAAACGTCAATGATCTCTGCTCTTGGTTCGTATAAATCGAGCGTTGTACGTACTTGATCTTCTATCATTACTAACACACCGGGTGTTATATTTTCAAAAAGCATTGCCCGCAAATTACCACCAATTGCTGGCTGCATTAGTCTTTCGCCACGATCAGTCAATAACAAATTAATTATTGCTTCTTTTACCGCGTCTTCATCTTTGTTTACAGTAAGATCTAATGACAATGGGCTAACTTCAAGGCTTTTCTTAAAGTCAGAATATATAGAGATCTTCTTTTGTCTCTGTGATAATAAGTTTACGACCATTTGTCTGTGTCCAATGCTTTACAGTTATTTATATGAAAATGTATCATCCTATCGTCTCGAATCTGGCCATGTAGCACAGTATGATCTTAAATCTAAGTGTATAAAACTATTATAATAGCCAACACCATTAAAACCTATTCCATTAGCAATATCTCGTATTGGGCTTTCATTGATTTCAGTTGGTGATAAGCACGTTAAATCCCCTCTAGCCTGTCTAACTACTTCTTTAACTTTGGCGCCATCAATGTGATAACTACTCCAAGAAATGTCAACCGCTAATCCTGAAGTGTGCTGTGAAATTTTTGCAACAGTGCCATCAGATTTTCCACCATTTCTATCTAACATTCTCTGGTATAATACATCTTGAAATTCTTGTGATCTATAACCACTGTGCAAAATAAATGGTGCACTCATATTTGCAAGTTTGTGAAGTTGTATTAGTTTAGCTCGAGTTTTTAGCTGTAAGCCTTCCCAACCACCGCGTGTATTAGCAGATGATCCAACTTTAGGTTTAATAATAGGATGCTTTCCATCTTTAATTTGATCCCACGTTGGTATTTCACTATATTCTTTATCTAATTCAAATGCATTTCCAGCTACCGTAAACAAATCATCAGCTTCTTCAATCGCCTTTTTGCGCGTTTCATCATCAAAACGAATACCGCCAGCCTTTACGACTGCGGCTGTAGTAACTCCAGAATTTGCCTTTAACATATCAATACCATTTAAAAATGTATCAGCAGTTTTATCTAATGGATCTTTAAGACCTTGGACTAACGTTTCAATACCTGCAGCGAAACCACATATGCGAGATATTAAAAACATAATTTCTTCAACTGAAGGATTATCAAACAATCCAACTGCGTAATCAATCATACCTTTAATTTTGTTTTCAATCTTTTTAATATTTTCTTCGCTAAAGAAACCCATAATACCTTCTTGCAAATTTACAAGTTTGGATTCAATAGTATTCTTTATAAAAGTTTCAGCTCTTTTAATAACTTCAGCTGGGTTAAAATTTTCAACAGCGCTTTTAATTTTATTTACAACACCCATAACAGCTTTAGTAACTTTTTCTTTGATTGCATCAATAAGTGCCTTTACTTTAATTGCATCAAATAAAGCTTTTATTGGATCTTTAATATTTCGTATTTTACTAATAAAACTAAGCGCATCTTGAAGAAGTCCATCTATCTGTCCAATAATACCAAAGAATGCGCCAATAGCTCCAAACACGTTTGGCATTGTTCCACAAAATCCACCCATTATAGAAGTAGCAAATCCACCTCTTAAATAATCATCGAGGCTTTGTAAAAACTTAGGTGGATTTTGATTTGCTATAAAGTTAGAAGTAATAGGAGTCATACTACTATCAGCAAGAAAAAGCGCATACTCAACAGGGGTTAAAACAACATTACCACCAGCCGC